TTAGTTGCTAGTTCAGTAACAAGATCACTATGTAATCCTCTTGACATTAGAAAGCCTCAACAACATCTATCTCATAATTGAAAAGCAACTCACCATCTTTGTCAGATACATCACTTTGAAATTCTTGCATATTACTTGTTAGTCTTACTGTTATTGGAACACTATCAAATGTTATAGCTGAACCTGATACTGCTGATTTTAAAGGTGGTTCAATAGTTAATGCACCTGAAGTTATGTCTGAATTATCTGCAACAACCATATAAACTTTATTGTGATTAGCAAATTTTATTAAGTCTCCAGCTAACAAACTACCTGACCTTGTTCCTCCTAAAGTTATAGATGTTCCCCCAGCACTTGCTGTTCCTGTTGGACTTCCAGCAACAGTTCCCTTTGCATTACCAATATATGCTGGAAGTGTAATAGTAAAAGTTTCTTTTCTTGACCTTTGTGCAATTATAAAAGCCATCAATGGACTTATCTCTGCTCTTGTTTTTAATGGAAAAGATAAAGTTAAACTAAATCTTTGTCCGTCTATTTGTCTAGTAAACTGTGTTCCATCATCAGCTTGAGAAACAAGTGTCCTTTGATTAGACTTAAAATTTATAGCCTGAAACTCTGTTAAAGGTAATGACCCACTCATACTAGTACTGGTCTACCTTTATCTGTAACTGCTTGGTTTATAATATTCACTATAGTCCCTCTTTCATTTGTAAGTAGTGATCTAAAACCTCTAGTGTCTACAGCATTAATTGTAAAGTTAACATTTACAGAACCGCCCATAGTTCCAAGTTTATTATTTGGTATAACTTGCATATCTTTTCTTGGCATTATTAATTCAGCACCAGCTTCTCCTACTATTGCTGGTTGATTTGCTCTTGCTATACCACCTTTTTCAAAACCTTTTATTTTATTTACTAAACCCATACCAGCCGCTATGGTTGCTGTTGCCGCCGCAAAACCAAAAGGAAAACCACCAAAATTTTTAAATGCTTTCACAGCCGCAGTATAAACATCAATTAAAGCCTCTCTTATTGCACTTGCTTTAAATAAAGCTACAGACTTTTTTATTGCCGCTTGTATTGCTTGACCAATTAATGCCTCTACTAACATTCTTGTTATAGTTCTTGCTAAATCTTGAAAAGTTAATTTACCTGTCATAACAAATTCAGTTAATACATCTTGCAAACCTCTAAATGCTTGTGTCCCTATTCTTTGAAATTCATCAGTTAAATCCATAGCATCATTCATAGCTTCTGAAAAACCTGTTTTGAAACCAGCGACAACTCCTGTAGTTCTTTCAAAAGCTATTTGAACTCCATCTAAAGCACCACCTAAGCCTAATTCAAAAGCATCAGATAATCCTTTTACCTCTTCTTTTGTTTTTACAATTACATCAGCACCACCACCTAGTCCTACTTCAAATGCACCTTTTAATGATTTTGTTTTTTCAAAAAGTTTTTCAAACTCTTCAAAAAATTCTTTTACACTTTGAGTTAATCCTAAATCTAAATCAAGATGTAAACTTTCTCCAAACTTTAAATCCTCAGTTATAAATTTATTAAATTTATTTGCGGCTTCTATAGACTCATTTCTTGCCTCAGTTACTACTTGATTAAAAGCATCTTTAAAATTAGAGTCAATACCCTCAATTTTTTTACCAACAAACTCAGCTACAGATTTTGCTAACATTTTTATTTCATCAAAAAAACCAGCCACTAATACTACTGCGGCTCTACCCTTGAATCCAAGAGCCAAGAAACCCAAAACACCTAAAGACCTAAAAGGTTCAGGTATTTGCATCATAGCACTTATTAAAGTTTGTACTCCATTGAATATAATTCTTATAGGGGTTCTTAATAACTCTGCTGTTCCAGCAAAACCCAAAGCTATTCCTTTAAATGCTTTTATTAATGCTTCACTTGTATCTTCGGCAAACTTTTCTATTGAGCCAAAGTTTCTTTTTATAGCTAAGTCTACTGTTTCTGCTGTAAATTTAACAAATTGAAAAAGACCAGCATCAGCTACATCTTTTTTAAATTTAAAAATACTGTCTCCAATCATAGATAAAGTACCATCAAAAGTCTTTGAAAGTTCATCAGTTGCTTTACCAAACTCTCCACCCTCGCCAAAAACTTTGAAAAATGCTTTTCTTGTCTCTTCTACTGATACTGTAGCACCAGCTTGAAAACCTAATAAAGCTCTAACGCCTTTTTCTCTAAATATATCAGCACTAGCAATACCGCCAGCAAACGATCTTTGTATTTGTTCTGCTGTAGTTTGAAAATCTAGTCCTGTAATTGATGCAACATTACCAACTATTTTTAAATTTTGTGCTAGTTCATCAGCATCTTTACTAATAACTGCTAGATTTCCTGAAGCACCTTGTATTTCTTCTAAAGAAAAAGGAACTTTAGCGGCAAAGTTTACAAGTGAGTCAAATGCTTTTGCACCCTCTTCAACACTTCCAAATAAGAATTTAAATCTTAATTGTAAGTTTTCAACTTGTCTGCCAACATCTACAAAAGTCTTAATGGTTGCACCAGCACCTAAAGCTATAAGAGCATTTCTTAAATTAAAAACAGACTTTTTTACATTATTGATACCAGCTTGAACTCCTCGTAAGGCTTTTCTAGTCTTATCTCTAGCTAAAATGTCAATTTCTACTTTTTTTGTTGCCATTATCTTTTGTTTAGCCTTTGTTGTTGTTCAGCTTTTTCATTTTGTATTTGAAAATATGCTAACCACATATTAAACTCTGCAACGGGCATTTGCAATATGTCTCTTACGGACATATGAAGTCTCTCGCCTAAAGCAAGAACATTATGGAAGTCAGGGTCAGAATTTATTTTTTTTTAATGTCAGAAAGACTATCTTGAGTCATAATTTCAGTTGCAACTCTTGAAATAACATCAGTATCAGCTTTCATTTTGAACTTTGGCTTATGCGATAAGTCAAACATTTTTTCGCCACTTTTAGTCTCTGATTTTTGTATTATTACATCAACCAAAACATTTAAATCTGAGTCATTAGCACCTTTAAACAATTTTGCTTTTTCGTTCATAGTAAAAGGTCTAACATAAATAGCATTATCGCCCTCAAGACCCCACTCAGGAACTTCTATTATTTTTACTTCAAGAGACTCAAAATGAGATTTGACTCCCTCAAAAAAATCTATTTTTTCTACCACAAATTATTATACTGTTGCCGTTGCTACTCCACCTGTAAATTGGAAAGAGAAAGTTCTGCTAGTAATTCCGTCCATTGAAACTGAAACATCAT